ATGATTACAGAAACAAAAAAGCAGGTGTCGGGCGAGGCGGCTATGCTCTCGATATGGCCCAAGCAAGGGCTGATATCGGGTGCAAGCTGGATAGGCTGCGCGCCTGTTGCGGTGCAGGACCAGTTTCTGAATGATCTGGATGAGGGAGAGCTTATGGCTCTCCCTTTTTTGTTTGAGTTCTGGGCCATGCCGCATCAGTTGGCCCCGTCAGGGGATTGGCGCACATGGGTTATTCTGGGCGGGCGGGGTGCAGGCAAAACCCGCGCTGGGGCGGAATGGGTCCGGGCGCAAGTCGAGGGGGCCTTGCCGCTGGACGAAGGCGCATGCAAGCGGATTGCACTGGTCGGCGAGACGGTCGATCAGGTGCGCGAAGTGATGATATTCGGGGACAGCGGGATTATGGCCTGCTCTCCCCCCGACAGGATGCCTGTCTGGGAGGCTGGTCGCAAGCGACTGGTGTGGCCCAATGGTGCCGTGGCCACCGTGCATTCCGCCCATGATCCGGACAGCCTGCGTGGGCCGCAATTTGACGGCGCTTGGGTGGACGAACTGGCCAAGTGGAAAAAGGGCCAAGAGACGTGGGACCAGTTGCAATTTGCACTGCGATTGGGCGCGCGCCCGCGCGTGTGCGTAACCACCACGCCGCGTAATGTGGAGGTGCTTAAGACGCTTTTGGCATCCCCGTCCACTGTGCAAACCCACGCGCCGACGGAGGCGAACGCCGCTCATCTGGCCGGTTCATTTCTGGAAGAGGTGCGCGCACGCTACAAAGGCACCCGTCTGGGGCGTCAGGAGTTGGACGGGGTGCTGCTGGCCGAGGCTGAAGGCGCGCTTTGGACCACGGCGGTGTTAGAAGAGATGCGGGCGGATCGTTTGCCAGATTTTGACCGCATCGTGGTCGGGCTTGACCCCGCAACGACCAGCAATTCGACCTCGGATGAATGTGGGATCATTGTCGTGGGGGCGATCACGCGCGGCCCTGTACAGGAGTGGCGCGCTGTGGTGCTGGGCGATTGTACGGTGCAGGGGGCTACGCCTTCGGGCTGGGCGCGGGCTGCGATTGCCGCCATGGAACAGTTTGGCGCGGATAAGCTTGTTGCAGAGGTGAATCAAGGTGGCCAGATGGTGGGCGAGGTTTTGCGGCAGGTCGATCCGCTTGTACCATTGAAATCTGTCCATGCATCGCGCGGCAAATCCGCAAGGGCGGAACCTGTGGCCGCACTTTATGAACAGGGGCGCGTGCGCCATGTTAAAGGGCTTGATGCGCTCGAAGACCAGATGTGCCGCATGACGGCGCAGGGGTATGAGGGCGGTGGCAGCCCCGACCGGGTGGACGCGCTCGTTTGGGCACTGCATGAGCTGATGATCGAGCCTGCCGCCAAATGGCGCAGCCCCGGTGTACGCCGCCTTTGAGGGCGTTGCGCGGGGCACCGTGCGCTGTGGTTTCCCCCTTTTAAACCTTTCATGAGAAATTGTTTTTGGGCCGGATGAAACGGGATTTTCCGAGCTTCGGCAGAAACAAGAGGAGCGACAGAGATGGTGTTTGATTTTCTGCGACGCACGGCAGATATGCCCGAGCAAAAGGCCTCGGCGACCGGCCCTGTGGTCGCCTATCAGACGTCGGGCCGCATCGCCTGGAGCCCGCGCGACGCGGTCAGCCTGACAAAGACTGGTTTTTGCGGCAATCCAGTCGGCTTCCGGTCGGTCAAGCTGATTGCTGAAGCGGCGAGCGCCTTGCCGCTGGTTGTACAAGACGCCACACAGCGGTTTGACACACATCCGATGATTGGCTTGCTGGCGCGTCCCAACGCGGCACAGGGCCGTGCGGAATTGCTTGAGGCGCTTTATGCGCAATTGCTGCTGAGCGGTGATGGCTATGTCGAAGCGGTTGGCGGTGATGCAGGCCTGCCCAGTGAACTGCATGTGTTGCGCTCTGACCGGATGTCGGTGGTGCCTGGAAGTGACGGCTGGCCTGTCGGGTATGAATACGCTGTGGGCGGCCGCAAGCACAGGTTTGATGCCAGCGTCGGGTCCCCCATTTGTCACATCAAGAATTTTCACCCTCAAGATGATCACTATGGCTTTAGCCCGATGCAGGCGGCCGCCATGGCGATGGATGTTCATACTGCTGCATCCCGGTGGTCGAAAGCGTTGTTGGACAATGCGGCACGTCCTTCTGGCGCGATGGTGTACAAGGGGGCAGATGGGCAGGGCAAGCTGAGCGACGATCAGTATGACCGCCTTGTCGGTGAGATGGAGACGATGCACCAAGGCGCGCGCAACGCCGGTCGGCCCATGTTGCTGGAAGGGGGCTTGGACTGGAAACCAATGGGGTTCTCGCCCTCTGATATGGAGTTTCAAAAAACCAAAGAGAGCGCCGCACGCGAGATCGCCTTGGCCTTTGGCGTGCCGCCCATGTTGATCGGTATTCAGGGGGATGCCACCTATGCCAATTACCAAGAGGCGCATCGCGCGTTCTATCGCTTGACGGTATTGCCACTGGCCACACGGGTCACGGCAGCGCTGGCCGCGTGGTTGAACGGGTTTGACGGCGGCGTGGTCGAAGTAAAGCCAGATCTGGATCAGGTGTCCGCATTGTCAGCCGAGCGGGACGCGCAATGGGCACGGGTCGCCGGGGCAGATTTCCTGAGTGAGGCGGAGAAGCGGAGCCTGCTGGGCCTGCCAGCGGTGGAAATCTGCGAAGGGGCGGGGGATGAGTGATGACACATTGGAGAAATTCCTATGTGCGCCGGGTTTGCGTCTGGAAGCGCATGAAAGGATTAGCGCGATCCATCATGAAAATCTGCTGCGCCGGTTGGACCGTTGCCGTGATCCTGGCGCAGGCTGTGCAAAGCTTTTTGGTGGTCACACCCTAAGCGTAATTCGGAAAGGAAGTGTCATGCTGCATGACAAGAATGACCCGCAGACCTGCGGGACCGGGAAAGATGTGTCCGACGCCTTTGGACTGGAGCGTAAATTCGCCCGTTTCGGCGAAGCGCTTGAAGTGGCTGAGGCAGCAGAGGGCACGCAAATCAGTGGCTATGCCAGCCTGTTCGGTGATGCTGATCAGGGCGGTGATATCGTGCAGAAGGGGGCCTATGCCGCCAGCCTTGCCGCCATCGCCGCCGACGGTGGCCGCATAAAGATGCTGTGGCAACATGATCCCGCTCAGCCCATCGGGGTTTGGGATGAGGTGCGCGAGGACGCTCGGGGGCTGTGGGTCAAGGGCCGCATTCTAAGCGATGTTGCCAAGGGCCGCGAGGCAGCGGCGCTGATTGCAGCAGGCGCCATTGACGGGCTGAGCATCGGCTATCGCACAGTGAAGGCCACAAAGAACACCAAGGGCCAGCGGCTCTTGTCGGAACTGGAACTGTGGGAGGTGTCGCTGGTGACATTCCCCATGTTGCCCAGTGCGCGGGTGGCGTCCAAGGGGGATACCCCACTGGATCAGACCCTGCGCGAGATGGCCGCCGCCTTTCAAGGCGCGCGCGCTGAACTGGAGCGCCGCTAAGCCTCCATCCACGAGCAAATCGGAGAGAACACGATGAGCAAGACCGAAGACCGGGGGCATGCCGCCTCACCGGCAGAGGAGGTCCGCGCGGCGGTGACGGGATTTGTCACTGACTTCAAGGGCTTTCAGGCCGAGATCGAGACCAAACTGCAACAAACGAAAGAGCGAATGACCATGCTGGACCGCAAGATGACACTGCCCGCACGTACCCCCCTTGGCGGGGCTGTTGATGCCGGCGCCCCCCACCAGAAGGCGTTCAATGCCTATTTGCGCAATGGTGATGATGACGGGCTGCGCGGGCTTGAGCTGGAGGGTAAGTCGCTGTCTTCAGCGGTGAATTCGGAAGGGGGATATCTGGTTGATCCGCAAACATCAGACCGCGTGCAGTCGGTGCTGAATGCCACAGCGTCGATCCGTGCGATTGCATCGGTTGTGACGGTAGAGGCAACGTCCTATGACGTGTTGGTCGATCATACGGATGTCGGTGCGGGCTGGGCCACGGAAACCGATGCCACCACCGAGACGGACACACCCCAGATCGACCGTATCACCATCGCGCTGAATGAACTGTCCGCGCTGCCCAAAGCGTCCCAGCGCCTGTTGGATGACAGTGCGTTCGACATTGAGGCATGGCTTGCCGGGCGGATCGCGGACAAGTTCGCCCGCGCCGAGGCCGCCGCATTCATCAACGGCGATGGCACGGATAAGCCAAAGGGCATTCTGGACCACCCCACGGTGGACAATGACGTCTGGGCCTGGGGCAATCTGGGCTATGTCCCTTCGGGGGAAGCTGGCGATGTCACGGGCGAGGCGATCATTGAGCTGGTCTATGCGCTGGGCGCGCAGTACCGCGCCAACGGCACCTTCGTGATGAACTCCAAGACGGCAGGTCTGGTGCGCAAGCTCAAGGATGCGGATGGCCGGTTCCTGTGGTCCGATGGTCTGGCGGCGGGCGAGCCTGCGCAATTGATGGGTTACCCCGTGCTGGTGGCCGAGGACATGCCCGATGCGGCAACGGACAGCCTGTCGATTGCCTTTGGTGATTTTCATGCGGGTTATACCGTGGCTGAACGCCCTGATCTGCGTATTCTGCGCGATCCGTTCAGTGCCAAGCCGCATGTCCTGTTCTACGCCACCAAACGTGTCGGCGGGGACGTCAGCGATTTTGCCGCGATCAAGCTTTTGAAATTCGGCACGGCGTAAGACCCGGACCGATGGCAGGTGGCCGGGCAAGATCCCGTGCTGCCTGCCGGACATGCGCCCCCCTTTTTGCACCGTTTAGCTGCCCCCCTCCAACCGGGCGGTGCGGGGGCGTGTGTCTGCTTTCGCCCCTTCAGGAGGACCAGATTTTGGAGAGTTTTCCATGATGTTGATCGAACAAACCCCAGTGCCCGACGCGGCCCTTCCCGTGGACGCCTTCAAAGCGCATTTGCGGCTTGGGACCGGTTTTGGGGAGAACACGGTTCAGGATGCGGTCATCCATTCGTTCTTGCACGCAGCGATCGCGGCAATCGAGGCGCGCACCGGCAAGGTGTTGATCGCCCGAAGCTTTGCCCTGACGCTTGATTTCTGGCGCGATACTGTGGCCCAGACCCTGAGCGTCGCACCCGTCTCGCAGATCGACAGCGTGACGCTGACGGCGCGTGATGGCCGTCAGACAGTGTTGGGACCCGATACGTACTGGCTGGAGCGTGACGGCATGCGACCGCGTTTGCGCGCGCGCGGGGCGGGCTTGCCACGGGTGCCTGTGAACGGATCAGTCACGATTGCGTTCGAAGCGGGTTTTGGCCCCGCATGGGACAATGTTCCCGCAGATTTACAGCAAGCCGTTTTGATGCTTGCCGCCCATTATTATGAATACCGCAATGACACGGCGCTCAGCGGTGGGTGCATGCCCTTTGGTGTCAGCAGTCTGATCGAGCGCTACAAGAACATGCGTTTGGGGGCACGGACATGACCCAACCCAATCTGTCCCAGCCGCTTGTGCTTGAGCGCCCCCATTTGATCGAGGATGGCGCAGGGGGGTACACGCAAGGCTGGTTGGCCCTCGGCACGCTGTGGGCAGAGATCGCCGCAGGCACGGGCCGCGAGGCGGCCACATCCGGCGCGCCGGTCAGCCGCAGCTCTTACAAGATCACTGTGCGCGCCGCACCCTGGGGCACCCCCGAACGCCCCGCACCGGAGCAGCGTTTTCGCTATGGAACGCGGGTGTTCAACATCTCGGCCGTCACAGAACAGGGGCCAGACGGTCGGTATCTTACATGTTTCTCACAAGAGGAGTTGGTGGTTTGACCTATGCATTATCCGGTCCGCTACAGGCGGCGGTCTATGACGCCCTGAGGGCCAGTGGGCCTTTGGCCGCCCATGTCGGTGACAGCGTCTATGATGCCTTGCCGCTGGGGACCGCACCAGCCACCTATGTGCGCCTTGGGGCTGAAAACGTGGTTGATGCATCCGATGTCAGCGGCACGGGCGCTGTACACACTTTCACGGTCACGGTTCTTTCCACCGACCGCGGCTTTGCTGCAACCAAGGAGATTGCGGGCGTTGTTTGCGACATCTTGCAAGACGCCGCGCTGACGCTTTCACGGGGCAGTTTGGTCAGCCTGCGCTTTCAACGTGCGCAGGCCGCGCGCACCGAAAACGGCACGGTCCGGCAGATCGACCTGCGCTTTCGCGCGCGGGTCTCGGATGACGCTTCTTAATTTCATACGACATTCACTTCGACATTCAGTTTCAACAGGAGACGACAGATGGCTGTTCAAGCAGGCAAGGATCTTTTGATCAAAGTAGACATGACAAGCGATGGTCAGTTTGAGACAATCGCAGGACTGCGCGCCACCCGCGTCAGTTTCAATGCGGAGGCGGTGGACGTCACGGCGCTGGACAGCGAAGGGGGCTGGCGTGAATTGCTGGTGGGTGCGGGCGTGCGCACCGCTTCCATCAGTGGGTCAGGTGTATTTCGCGATGCGGGCACGGACGAACGCGCGCGCCAGTTGTTCTTTGACGGGCTGACGCCGGATTTTCAGATCGTGATCCCCGATTTTGGCGTTGTGCGCGGTCCGTTTCAGGTGTCGTCACTGGAATATGCTGGCACGCTGAATGGAGAGGCGACCTATGAGTTGAGCCTGCAATCGGCAGGCATGTTGATCTTTACCGAAGACGAAGTGGTGGTCTGAGCATGGTCAATCCATGGAGGGGAGACGTGTCGCTGGTCATTGACGGTGAGGCCTACACAGCACGCCTGACGCTGGGCGCATTGGCGGAGTTGGAAGAAACGCTAGAGGAGGGATCACTCGTCGCGCTGGTGCAGCGGTTTGAGAGTGCGACATTCTCAAGCCGTGATGTTCTGGCGTTGCTGGGCGCCGGGTTGCGCGGTGGTGGGGCAGCTATGACACCAGAACAGTTGATGCACGCCCATATAGACGGTGGTCCAATGGCTGCCGCACGGGCTGCTGCAGAACTGATCGCCCGTGCCTTTGTGGCCCCCGAATGAGCGAAGGCCGATTGGAATGGGGGGCATTGATGCGCGCGGGATTGCGCGGTCTGAAACTGACCCCGGATGTGTTTTGGGCGCTTACGCCTGCTGAACTACAAGTGATGCTTGGGGCAGAGGGGGCGCAGGCCCCCATGCTCAGACAAGGTCTGGAGGCGCTGATGGCGGCCTATCCGGACACGCGAAAGGAAATGACTGATGAGTGATTTTGATGATTCTGCCAGGCTTGAGGATGGCGTGGAGGGATTGAATGCAACCCTTGCGCAAACATCCGTCTTGGTCTCCGGTTTCGACACTGAGCTGCGCCGCATGCAAAGCGCACTTGGCGAGACAGGCAAGGACGTGGCCACCCTTGAGCGAGGGCTCAGCAAGGGACTGCGCAAGGCGTTCGATGGTGTCGTGTTCGACGGGATGAAACTGTCCGAAGCCTTAAGCACTGTGGCCCAGTCGCTGGTCAAGACGACCTATAATGCGGCGATATCCCCCGTGACCAACCACTTTGGCGGTTTGCTGTCACAAGGGGTTGGGTCATTGGTCCAAAACATCCTGCCTTTTGCGGATGGCGCACCGTTCAGCCAAGGGCGGGTCATACCCTTTGCGCAGGGGGGAGTTGTCAGTTCTGCAACCGCCTTTCCGATGCGCGGAGGCACTGGGCTGATGGGCGAGGCGGGGCCGGAAGCGATCATGCCACTTGCGAGGGGGCCGAATGGGAAACTTGGTGTGCGCGGCGGTGCAACAGGATCAGCCCCCAGCATTGTGATGCATATCTCCACACCTGATGTGCAGGGCTTTCAACGCTCATCCAGCCAGATTGCCACAAAACTCAGCCGCGCTTTGGGCGCTGCTCAACGCAACCGCTAGGAAGGGGAGGCGCAGATGTCTTTTCACGAAGTCAGATTTCCCACCTCCGTCAGCTTTGGCGCGCTGGGCGGGCCGCAAAGACGCACGGACGTTGTCACGCTTGCCAACGGGTTTGAGGAACGCAACACGCCCTGGGCGCATGCGCGTAGGGTCTATGACGCAGGGATCGGGATGAGATCGGTGGATGACTTGCAACAGGTCATCGCGTTTTTTGAGGCGCGTATGGGCCAAATGCACGGGTTTCGCTGGAAGGACTGGTCGGATTATAAAACCAGCCGATCCGCATTGGAGGTTGCGTTTGACGACCAAAGCATCGCGATTGGTGATGGGGTGACGGCGTCGTTCCAATTGATCAAGAACTACACCTCCGGTGCGCAGACCTACAAACGGCCGATCAAAAAACCTGTTGCGGGCACGGTGCGTGCCGGCGTCGAACAAGACGAATTTCGCGACGGTGTGGAATATGAGGTGGACGCCGAAACTGGCATCATCACTTTTGCGCATCCGCCAGATTTGGCGATGGAGATTTTCGCAGGCTTTCATTTCGATGTGCCGGTCCGGTTCGATACAGATCGTATCCTGGCCTCTATGGCCAGTTTTGAGGCAGGGCAGGTGCCCGATGTGCCTGTGATCGAGGTGCGGATTTGATGTCCGGCATCAACGCCGCCCTTCAGGCGCATCTCGAAGGGGGTCACACAACCTTGTGCCGCGCGTGGCAGATCACCCGCACGGACGGTGTTCGGTTTGCTTTCACAGACCATGACAGAGACCTCATCTTTGCTGGGGTCGTCTTCAAGGCGGACAGCGGCTTGAGCGCCAAGGCGATTGCGCAAACCACGGGCCTGTCTGTTGACAACACAGAGGCGCTGGGTGCCTTGCAAGATGCCTCCATCCGTGAGGACGAGATAGAGCAGGGTCGGTTTGACGGAGCAGAGGTGGTGGCTTGGTTGGTCAATTGGGCCGATGTAGACGCGCGGTGGCTTCAGTTTCGCGGCACGATCGGAGAGCTGAAGCGCGCGGGTGGCGCATTTCGCGCGGAGTTGCGTGGATTGACGGAAGCACTCAATCGTCCCATCGGGCGGGTCTATCAAAAACCCTGTACTGCGGTCCTCGGGGACGGGGACTGTACGCTTGATCTAGACACCGAAGGGTTCACGACAGAGCTGCCTGTGCAGGTTTCCGAGGACGCGCGCATATTTCGCTGGGAAGGTTTACGCACCTTTGAAGAAGGGTGGTTCGCCCGTGGTCGGTTGGATTTTACCAGTGGGGCTGCCGCCGGTCTTTGGGGGGTGATCAAGCACGACCGCTATGAAGGCGATGACCGCGTGATTGAGCTGTGGGAGCCAATACGCGGTAAGGTTCAGGTCGCGGATACGGTCAAGCTTACCGCGGGCTGTGACAAACGGCTGGAAACGTGCCGCGTCAAATTCAATAACATCCGCAATTACCAAGGGTTTCCCGACCTGCCCAGTGAGGATTGGGTAATTGCCGTGCCCAAGGCAAGTGCGCCAAACACTGGAGGGTCACGCCGATGACAGCGCAGGCACAGGCCTTAATTCGGTGCGCGCGGGGCTGGATTGGGACGCCCTATGTCCATCAAAGTGCGACCAAAGGGGCAGGCTGTGATTGTCTTGGTCTGATCCGTGGCATCTGGCGCGAGGTTCTGGGCCTAGAGCCGGAGCCGATTCCAGCCTATTCCATGGACTGGTCAGAACCGCAGGGGGAAGAACGGCTTTGGCACGCGGCGCAGCGGCATTTGCGGCCCAAGGAGGTCGCTGATGAAGCGGCGGGCGATGTTGTGTTGTTTCGCATGCGCCATGGCGCGGTCGCAAAGCACCTTGGCCTTCAGGCGCAAACGGGCATCTACCGCAGCTTTGTTCATGCCTATCACCGGCGTGGCGTGATCGAAAGCGCGCTCAGTACCCCTTGGCAGCGCCGCATTGTGGCGCGCTTTGACTTTCCTCAAGGAGATTGAACCATGGCAACTATTCTATTCTCTGCTGCGGGTGCTGCCGTGGGCGGCAGCATTGGCGGGACGCTTGCAGGTCTTTCGTCTGTCGCTATTGGCCGCGCTGTCGGGGCCACTGTGGGGCGTCTTGTGGACCAACGCTTGTTGGGACAAGGGGGCGAGGCTGTGGAAACGGGCCAGGTGGATCGCTTCCGGTTGACCACGGCGGGCGAAGGCAATGCGGTCGGTCAGGTCTATGGCCGCCTCAGGGTGGGGGGGCAATTGATCTGGTCGTCTGATTTCCAAGAGACAGTTACAGTCTCTGGCGGGGGCAAAGGCAGCCGACCCACGCCTGAGACAACACAATACAGCTATAGCATTTCCATCGCCGTTGCCTTGTGTGAGGGCGAAATTTCCAGCATTGGACGGATTTGGGCCGATGGTGATGAAATTGCACCGGATGATTTGAATTTGCGGGTATACACCGGCAGCAACACGCAATTGCCCGATCCGACCATGGAAGCAATCGAAGGGCCCGGGCTGGTGCCTGCCTATCGTGGGACCGCTTATGTGGTGATGGAAGATCTGGCGCTGGGCGCTTTTGGCAACCGTGTTCCCCAATTCACGTTCGAAGTGCTGCGCCCGCAGCAAGAGGGGACAGACCGAGCGGACACAGTTCCGTTCGGAGTGGAGGGCGTCGCCCTGATCCCTGGGACGGGCGAATACGGGTTGGCAACAACCCCCGTTCATTACGCTGATCGTGGCACTGGCGCACAGTGGAGCGCAAATATTAATTCTCCCACCGGGAAGACCGATTTTGCCACGTCATTGGAGGCATTGGGGAATGAATTGCCCAACCTTCAGGCGGCGTCCTTGGTGGTGTCGTGGTTCGGGGATGATCTGCGGATGGCCCATTGCACACTCCGTCCAAAGGTCGAAGATGGGGTGATTGAGGGACAGAACATGCCTTGGCGGGTGTCAGGGTTATCGCGTGCAGACGCGCATGTCATTGCCGAAGCCGACGGGCGGCCCTTGTATGGTGGCACGCCGACAGATGCCTCAGTGATCGAAGCCATCGAGGCGATGAACGCGCAGGGCAAAGCGGTGATGTTCTATCCGTTTATTCTGATGGACCAGACGAATGGTAATGCGCTGCCCGATCCCTACAGCGGGGCGGATACGCAAGCCCATTTGCCTTGGCGTGGCAGGATTACACTGTCCAAGGCGCCCGGTGTCGAGGGATCGCCGGACGGGAGCAGTACAGCGGACGAAGAGGTCCTTGCGTTTTTTGGTACAGCGCAAGCCAGCGATTTTGTCGTCACCGGAAAAGAGGTCAGCTATTTTGGCCCTGACGAGTGGTCCTTGTCGCGGTTCATTTTGCACTATGCCGCCGTCTGTACTGCGGCGGGCGGGGTTGATGCCTTTTGCATAAGCTCCGAGATGCGGGGACTGACGCAGGTGCGCGGGGCAGGTGGCGCATTCGTGGCTGTGACCCGTTTGCGCGCGCTTGCCGCACAGGCCCGTATTTTGCTGGGGGCAGAGTGCAAGATAAGCTATGCGGCAGATTGGTCAGAGTATTTTGGCTATCAGCCGAATGATGGCAGCGCAGATCGTTACTTTCATCTTGATCCTCTTTGGGCGGATGCGAACATCGATTTCATCGGCATCGATAACTACATGCCCCTGTCTGACTGGCGCGACACGCCCGACCATCTGGATGGGCAGTCCTATGATGCGATCTATGACCTTGCCTATCTCAAGAATAATATCGAAGGCGGTGAAGGCTATGACTGGTTCTACCATTCCGCCGAGGCCCGTCGCGCCCAACGGCGCACGCCGATCACGGATGATGCGTATAACGAGCCGTGGATTTACCGATACAAGGACATCCGCAACTGGTGGGACCATCAGCATTTTGACAGGGTCAGCGGAGTGCGTGCAGACCAGCACACGCCGTGGGTGCCAAGGTCGAAACCGATCTGGTTCACAGAATACGGATGTGCCGCCATCGACAAGGGCACCAACCAGCCCAACAAGTTTCTGGACGAAAAAAGTTCGGAAAGTGCCCTTCCGCGGTTTTCGAATGGCGCGCGCGATGATTTGATGCAGATGCAATACCTGACGGCAGTATCATCCTACTGGAAGGATCCGGCGCATAATCCAGTGTCGGATGTGTATGACGGCCCGATGTTGAACATGCAGCGTGCCTTTGTCTGGGCATGGGATGTGCGACCATACCCGTTCTTTCCCAACAACCGTGACCTGTGGAGCGATGGTGGCAATTATGCGCGTGGTCACTGGCTGAATGGCCGCACCGCGTACCGCACGCTTGCTTCGGTCGTTCAGGAAATCTGTTTGCGCGCAGGCCTGAGCGATATTGATACAACGGGCCTGTATGGGGTGGTGCGTGGATATGGTGTGGGCCAGGTCACTGATGCGCGTGCGGCACTCCAGCCGTTGATGATCCGCTATGGTTTTGACGCGATTGAACGCAACGGCGTTTTGAATTTTCGCATGCGTGATGGTTTGGAACAGACCGCGCTGGAAATCGCGGATTTTGCTGTCACGGACGAGCTGGATGGCGTGTCCGAACAGACCAGAGGGCCGGATGCCGAAATCTCGGGGCGTATTCGGCTGCGCTTTATACAGGCGGATGGCAATTATGAAAGCATCGCCGAAGAAGCCGTGCTGGCCGATGAGCAAACCCATGCCGTTGCAACCTCCGAGTTGAATTTGGTGATGACACGCGCTGAGGGGCGTCAGATCGCCGAGCGTTGGCTGACCGAAGCGCGCGTTGCGCGGGAGACAATACGCCTTGCACTGCCGCCATCGCGGCTGTCCGTGGGCGCGGGCGATGTGATCAAAGTGCCCCCCAAAGAGGAAGAAGGCCCCGCACTTTACCGAGTTGACCGAGTAGAACAGGGTGATCTTCAACTGATTGACGCGGTGCGCATTGCGCCCGAGGTCTACACCCCATCCGAGCTGGCCGATGACCCAGTCAGCATGCGGGGCTTTGTCCCGCCCGTGCCTGTCACCTCTTATTTCCTTGATTTGCCGCTGTTGCGCGGTGATGAAAGTGCGACAGCCCCGCGCCTTGCTGTGACCGCCCGACCGTGGCCGGGGGCCGCTGCCGTGTATCAATCAACGATAGATGCGAATTATCAGATCAATACGATCCTGCCTGCACCTGCAACGACGGGACAGACAAAGACTGAATTGCAGGCTGGCTGTGCGGGGCTGGTCGATCAATCGGCATTTGTGGATGTGCAAGTCCTGCAAGGGACGTTGGCCTCTGTTGATCGCGCAGCGCTTTTGGCGGGCGCAAATACGGCGGTGATCGGGAATGGAGCCACAGATCAGTGGGAAGTGGTTCAGTTCCAAAACGCGGAGCTGGTCGCACCGCGCACCTACCGGCTGAGCAAACTCATCCGAGGGCAGGCCGGAACGGATGCGTTGGTGCCAGGTACATGGCCGTCCGGTGCCGTCTTTGTCTTGTTGGACGCACAGGTCCCTCAATTGCAGATGAGCCCGAACCTGCGCAATGTCGAGCAACATTACCGTATCGGCCCTTCCGCGCGGGGATATGACGATCCGTCCTACAGCCATTCGGTACACGCATTTGCAGGTAATGGGTTGCGTCCCTTAAGCCCGTGTTTTTTGCGTGCGCAAGACCAAAGCGATGGCAGTACTGAACTGACGTGGATCCGGCGTACAAGGATTGACGGCGACACTTGGGAAGGGATCGATGTGCCGCTTGGCGAGGACTCCCAAGTATACCGCATCCGCGTGCTGCGCGGTGACACCGTACTGCGCGAGGCCACAGTGACGTCTCCAGTTTGGACTTATGATGCTGTGGCGCGCGTGCAAGACACGCAAGACGGCCTTGTCCAGATTGAGGTCGCCCAAGTATCGGCGGCATATGGCGCGGGGCTGGCCAGCACACTTGCGGTCGCAGGATAA